TTAACTGAGGCCGACGGTATTACCGTCTTGATCGATATCGATGTGGAGATAGGCTGGCCGTGTGCTCAGCCCCGGCATGGTCATAATGTTGCCAGCATAGACGCGAATAAAGCCCGCCCCGGCGGAGACTTGTAGGCTACGTACCGGCAGCGTAAAGTCACGCGGGACATTCTTCAATGCCGGATCGGCGCTGATCGATAACGGCGTCTTGGCCATGCACAGCGGCAAGTGGCCGAAGCCCGCCTGCTCCAGCGCCGCCAACTCCTGTTGCGCCTGTTCCGTGAGCTCGACTTGGCTAGCGCCGTAGCTGCGGGCGAGGGTCTGCAACTTATCGGCCAGCGGGAGATCATCCGGATAGAGCAGTGTCACCTGACCCGGCTGACTGCAGGCGTCGGTGACACAGGCGGCCAGACGCGCCGCACCCTCACCACCGCGGGCGAAGGCCTCGCTGAACTCGACGCCAAAGGCGCCGGCACTGAGTGCATAGTCACGTAGGATGGCTAACTCCTGCGCGCTATCCTCCGGCCAGCGGTTGACGGCGATCACCACGGGTAAACCATAGCGCCGAGCGTTAGCGATATGCCAACCCAGATTCTCACAGCCGAGGCGCAGCAGATCGGCATTCGGTTGTTTCACCTCTTCCGGCAAGGCCTGGCCCGGCTTCATATTGAAACGCCCGCTATTGGCCTTCAGGCTACGCAGGGTGGCGACCAGTACCACGCAGGAGGGGGCGATCCCCGACTGGCGGTATTTGATATTGAAGAACTTCTCCATCCCCATGTCGGAGCCGAAACCCGCCTCGGTGACCACATAGTCGGCCAACTGTAACGCCAGGCGATCGGCTAATACCGATGAGTTGCCGTGGGCGATGTTGGCGAACGGCCCGGCATGGATCAGTACTGGGGTCTGCTCGCTGCTCTGCATCAGCGTCGGGTGAATCGCCTCTTTCATCACCACCGTCATGGCGCCGGCGACTTGCAGATCGTCGGCGGTGATCGCTTGCCCTTGGGTCGAATAGGCGAGGATCACCTTACCGATACGCGCCCGCATATCGGCCAGGCTCTCGGAGAGGGCCAGAATAGCCATCAGCTCCGAGGCGGCGCTGATGTCAAAGCCGTCGTGGCGAGGCACTCCGTTGTTACCGCCACCCACGCCGACCTCGATGCTGCGTAGCGCGCGATCATTATGATCCATGACACGCTTCCAGACGATGCGTTGTGGATCGATATCCAGTCGAGCCAACCCGCTCTGTGCCGTAAAGTCGTCGCCAAGTCGTTGCTCGTGGAAGAGGCGCGCGTCGAGTGCGGCGGCGGCCAAGTTATGGGCCGCGCTGATGGCGTGAATGTCGCCGGTCAGATGCAGGTTGAGCTGCTCCATCGGCAGCACCTGCGAGGCCCCACCACCGGCGGCACCGCCCTTGACGCCAAAGACTGGCCCCAGGCTGGGCTGGCGGATACAGGCGATGGCGGGGTGGCCTAGGTGGTTTAGCCCTTGGCTCAGACCGAGGGTGGTGACGGTTTTACCTTCACCCAATGGCGTCGGGGTAATACTGGAGACCAGGACCAGCTTGCCGCGCGGTGCGCGGTGGGCGATACGGCGCAGATCAACCTTGGCCGCATAGGGGCCATAGGGAATGAGCGCCTCGGGAGAGATACCTATCCGCTTGGCGATGGCGGCGATCGGCTGCAACGCGGGTTGGTGGGTGGGCATCGTTTCGCAGCGAGATGTCATAGCGTGTCGTAATCCTTTATAGAGACAGTGTAAACCCAGGCGCTGCCGACCACTGGCCGCAAGGCGGGGGAGAGGCTGCGCGCCAGTGATTATACGCCTGGGCGGAGAATACTGCTGATTATGCCATAGCACGCAAACGGTTACTTGGTGAAAGCGCAAATAATTACGGATTATGGTGATTATGGTTGTTAAAACAACAAATTTCGCTTTTTCAATAAATTATAGTGTGATGAACTAGGGTAGTGAGGGGGTATTGCCGCTCTGTGTCGCCACTTTATCGCCATACGTTAGGCCGTTCAACGGGTTGAATTGTAGGGCCGTATCCAGGTGATCGGGGGCGAAGTGGGCATACTTCATCGTCATTTTGATATCGTAATGTCCTAAGATGCGCTGCAATACCAGAATATTGCCGCCGTTCATCATAAAGTGAGTGGCAAAGGTATGACGCAATACGTGGGTTAGCTGTCCAGAGGGAAGGGTGATGCTGGTTTTCTTTAGTAGCTGGCGGAATGCGCCATATTGGGTGCTAAACAGCTTTTCCCGTTGTAGCCCATCGATCTCGTCATATAACGCTTTGCTGATAGGGATGCTGCGGTTCTTTTTCCCCTTAGTGCGGACGTAAGTGATTTGATAGGGAGAGACCTGTGAACGGGTCAGTTTTTCGGCCTCGCGCCAGCGTGAACCAGTAGCCAGGCAGATGCGGATCAGTAAGGAGAGGTCCGGTTTTCTCATTTGTGCGGCATGGTGTAGCAATTCTGCGATCTGCTTATGAGTTAGCCAGGCCATCTCTTTCTCACTGAGCACAAAGCGCCGAACTCTCGTGAGTGGATTAGGGCGGAGCCATTCACCCAATCGAACCAGCTCACTGAATACGCTATGGAGTAAACTGTGTTCCAGATTTACGGTGATGGGTTGTACGCCATTTGGATAGCGTTCAGAGAAACGCAATTGGCCGGATAGGCGATGCTCTCGGTAGTGGGCAAAGTCTCTGGCGGTGAAGTGACTGGCGATCGGATTGTCCATGGCTTGGGCAATTAATAATAGTTTGCGATAAGTATGGACACCAGCGGAGAGCGATTGGCCGTGTAGGTTGAACCATAGCTTGATCAGGTCAGTTAGGGTGCGCCGATCCTCTACCTCACCGAGCCAAGGTTTGTCGTTGAGTATTTCAAGAGTGTAGCGTTCAAAGGCTTGAGCCTCGCCCTTGGTGACGAAGTGTTTGCGGATACGTCGCCCCTTGCGTCCGGTGGGGTAGCATTCGCAGAGCCAGCGGCCATCGCGGAGTTTGCGTATCGCCATAAAAAACCCTCCTTGGGAGGGTTAATGTAACTGTATATAAAAACAGTGGTCAATGTATGATGCGGGAGGTTTTAAACATTAACCGGGCAGGTAGCGATACGACTGTGGGGCGGTGATGTTTTCCCCCAATGCGCTTAGAGGTAAGGGGTGTTCGTATTTTCTGACATTGCTGATCTGTATAGCGAAAGCTTTATCTTTGCTATGAAAATATAAATCAAAGAAATCTTTTGTGATACCTGCATAATCTTTCGTTTTTAGCCAGAGACGGCTGGGCTCATCTTCAATAACTGATGCGATATCGAATTCTCCGACGACTTGACCAACAGGCATCGTGGAATAAATGACAACGGATTTTACTCGGTCATTTTTGAAGATACCTTTCCTGAATTCAAAACGCTTTGAACCATCCAGGATCTTATCAACGAACTCGGGCTTAATTGATAATAATACTTTCATCGACTTCACTCAGTTCAATAATTTTATTAAATTCAGAGTCTTTTAGTTCCATGACGCCCCAATATGCATGAGCTGACAATCCAATATTTTCTATTAGTTTAGCACGATTTAATCTTTTTGGTAAAGCTATGTTATATGTGAAGCTAATAATATAAGGATATTTCTTTGTTTTATAAAATGATTTTAATTCGTGCTCAGAAAATACGCTGTAGCGAGAGCAATATCGTAAAAAATCATCCTCATTATGGAATGATGAAATATTCCTAACGCTATCGATCACACATAAAGATGTAACTACGGATCGATAGTAAGCTGGACCTTTTTTATCAGACGTTCGATAAATAACGATAATATCGCCATGTTTCATAAGTTGAACATCACTCATGCCACATATATATATCTTTCTAATGCTATTGGCATAAGATACATCTTTTATAATATCAGGTGACTCATTTATTAATTTTGAATCGGGGAAGAGTCGAGTATGAAAATCAGGATAGATAGAGAGTAGATATACCGACTCATTATTTTGTTTTTTGATGAAGGGGTAGTCTGATAATAGGTCGCCTGTTAGTTGATTACCATAAAACCCTCTAACAAGGACATTCTCTATACCATTCTTTGATGTTTTTGAACCAAAGTTGGTGAAGCCATAAGATTGAAATAATCTTATAAGATACTCATGCTTGTCAAAAACCGTGACATAGATATCATCTACCTTTTCATTGATTGCATGATCAAAAATCTTTTTCAGGAAGCGTTGGCCTCGCAATGTTCCTTTAGGGGTGAATTTAAAGGTGCCGATTTTTAAATGGGTAGCTTGTGGAAGGTGAGGTTCTACGTCTTCAACAGCCTCTCGCTCGATCTTAAGATACATAAAACCATCAATACATCCGTGAGAGTCATATAGAACATAGGTATAGTCAGTCGGCGAGTTTTTCTTTTTTTCTATCCATTCAAGGAAACCATGACGATAGTCACTTTTTAATGAGTCGAAAAAATCATCATCGAAATCAACCTGGTTAAAGGGAATATAAACTAAATTTTCCATATGATACTCCTTATATATTTTCAATATAATAGGCTGTTTATTATTTAGTTTTCACTTTGCATAAAGCTTTGCCAATGTTCTTCGCTGATGATTTTGATTGATGCGCCTTTGTTATCTCGATAATCAATCGCTTTCTCTATCTTTCTGCCAAAGCTTTGGAATTTCCAGTCCTTGGAACTGAGTGCACCGATGATAAGATAATCTAAATCATGGGTAACACTATCGACGATCTGACATCCTTGTCTTTCAAGATCCTCTGCACATTGCCGCCGTGGGCCACAGAGAAATTTACCGGTTAGGCAAACCTTGCTATTTTCTGGGGTGAAGGTGTCGATGGTGTCAATGGGAGAGGTCGTAGAATAGCCATCAACAACACCCTCTGAAATATTAGATCCAGTCAACGCTGTGATCTCTTGTAGTAAGGTTGTGCGTTCTTCATCGGTAATTACGCCATCGGCGGTGATGTTTTTCACCAGCTCGTATAGATGTTTACCTGGGTAGTTATTTTTGAGTGCGGCATTAGTGGAGAGGAACCACTTGAGGTAGTTGATTTCCTCATCACTTAGGTGGTAATCAGAGGCTAAGCCTTTACATAGGCCTTCCAAGAGGTGTTTATCTGAATCCGTTGAGTATAAGTCGATGTTAGGGGTATCAATTAGGCCTTGCTGCATTTCATGTAATAAGGCTTTTAGCTCTTGTAATTCATCTTGTTCAACGATGCCATCCGCGAGTATGTCACGAATTTTTCTCCTGATACACCGGACATAGTAGTTTCTAGCGATGATGTCTGATTCTAACAGCCAAGTATCAAGAAAAATCATTTCCCTATCAGTCAATTCGCTATCGCAAGTCATCCCCTCAATAATGTTAATCAGATTCACGATAGCTTTATTTCTGTTGTTGGAGTAATTAAATGCACTAAATTGAGACATGTTTACTCTCCTTATTCAAGAAATTCAGTCTTGCTCACTACCTTACCGATGATTTCGATGTCATTCAGCTTGCACTCAAAAGAGTGCAGAGGATTACTGGCGTTGATACGGACTTTCCCTACCGGGATCCTGGTTAGGGAGCGGATGGCAATCTTACCTTCGATCACCACCAGCCAGGTTCCGTCGCGGATCTCATTCACCTGTTGTTCGATCAGGTAGAGCGCATTGTCACAGGCTAATGCCAGCGGAGTGTGTAGCGTGCCGGGCAGTAGGGTTTTATCCAAAATTAAGATGCCATCATCCGATAGGATACCATCAATAATCCTCTTCCGAGGAACGGTGACACTACTACTGTTTGGCATGCTAGAGATGTTTGAATGAGGGACGGGCGTTGCAGTTTTATACTTATTTGGGATTACTCTGCGCATCTCACCACTGCCTAGTGCAAGCCACTCTAATGAGATTCCCGTTTCTAGAGCACAATGAATGATCCAGTCTGCGGGGAAAGTATCTCTTATATATCTGTTTGTTAATGTACTTTTTGATACTTTTAAGTGGTCAGCTAAAGCCTGCCGCGAGGTAAATCCATAAGCCTCTACCAATCGTTTAATAGCGGCCTTGCCCCCTTGAGTAGAGTTGCCATGGATCTCATTTGGGGCTTTTAATATTGACATCCCAATGGTGTGGTCATAGCATCCTTCAGAGAGCGCCGACTGGAATTCATCACACTTATTTCCTGCTTGTCGCAGGTCGGTTGAAGGTTTGGAGCATGGTTGTTTTTTCCCTACCCCTGAGATCAGCCACTCAAGGGAAACACCGGTCTCCACTGCACACTGGATCACCCACTCTGCGGGAAATGAGTCCCGCATGTAACGAGTTGCTAGGGTACTTTTGGATACGCCCAGCTGGTTACAAAGCTGCTGTCGAGTTTTAAAACCATAGGCCTGAACCATCCGTTCAATTGCACCACGGCCACCTTTGGTTAAGTCCATAGATCACACCATGCAAACTTTATTCTTGACGCGTTCAAAAAGTGATCATAACTTGTGGCTTGTTCTAAGGATGTGAACAGACACCAGTCGTCAGTAGTAATCACCGCTAAACAAGGAAGATTGCACCATGACACCAAATATTTCAATCACATTGCTCACACCTCACGTTTCCATTGAACGCTACAGCGAAATGACCGGGATCTCGGTCGAAACCATCAATGACATGTTGGCGGATGGCCGCCTACCGCGCCACCGTCTGCGCAAGGACAAGAAGCGTGAGAAGGTGTTGATTAACATCGCTGCGCTGACGGTGGATGCGCTCGCAAAACACGATCTCAGGTTCGACGAATGACATCTTGCGTCAGGTCGGGAGGGAAAACATGTTTGATTACCAAACATCCAAACACGCCCACTTTGACGCGGCATGCCGGGCGTTTACGCGGGTACATAACGTGGAGGAGGTCGCAGCCGCTATCGGTATGCGGCGTCCACAGGTACTACGCAATAAGTTGAATCCGGATCAGCCGCATCAGCTGACGGTGCCGGATATCATCGCCATTACCGATTACACCGAGGATGCATGCTTGCTCGATGGCCTGCTGGCACAGATCAATTGCCTGCCCGCCGTGCCAAGAAACGAAGCTAAGCCCGGTAATCTGTCGTTGTGTACCTTGCAGGCCACCGCTTCTGTCGGTGCGCTCGCCGCCGAGGCTGTATCGCCGGGTCACATGACTGCCGCTCGTCGTACTGCCATTCTCGATCAAGCTAATGCCGCTATTCGCAACCTGTCACTGATCACGCTCTCCATTGAGGCGCGACTTCATACCGCGCCGATGATGGCGGCGGCGATCGATGTTGTGACGGCGATGATGCCGGCGGTGAGTTAGGAGGAAACTATGCGACCGTTCGTTACTTACCTCAGACAACAATCGCCATCCCCACTCAAAGGCGATGCACATGGATGGCTGGAGTTACCTGATGGGCGCCGCTTTCAGCCGTGTATCAGCGAGTTTCGTTTTAACGCTGGCGTACAGGCCCGCCGGAGGCGTCCATGGTGGTTCCGCTTGATGGGGTTACGCGGATGATATGGCGCGGGGTAGGCGTCAGCTGGCTTATGACAAGGAGGGTACGATGCAAGCCATCACCATCGATCTTACTGGATTTTATCAGGATCTTGCCGCCTGGGGCGTTCCTGCCGTCTATGCCCGGCTGTTTCTGTTGAAATGCCGTACCGCCGGGGGCCGGGTGGCTATGTCGTCGTTGATGTTTAACGACACAGAGCATCTCACTAACTCGCGTCACTGGTTAGCGGCTAGTGCGGCGTTCTGGTGCCGAGCCTACCGGGAGGCTGAGGCTAGTGAAAGCCAAGCTCAGGCCCTAGGGGGTATTCAGGCGTTGAACCAGGTCGCGGGGATGTTGGGGTGTGGCGAGGTGGTCAGCCTGATCCACCTGTGGTGGAGCAAGACGACAGAAGTACACCAGATCCCCTCCCTGAATCTTTGTTGGTCGTCACCATGTCACGAGGCCGAGGGGGGAACATGATGAGCCGGGCTCATGGTGTGTATTACCGCTTTAGCCTGAAGGGGGAGCATTTTGCCATTGCTGAGGATGAGTTGGCCTGTTGTTACCCGTCATTGTCCGGCGATGGCAGCTATTTCTTCACTCTCAGGGATGGGACGTTTTTCCGGGGCGAAAACGTGCAGGAGGTGATCCTCGGTATGTCCTCTCGTCTTGAGCGATACCGAGATCGTAATTGAAGGATGGCCATCTTTGCTGATCTCAAGGAGGAAAGTCATGAAGCGCAGAATGACGTGTAATCTCGAGTCGGAACAGGAGGAGAGCGCTATTAGACGTCTGCTAGCGGAGGCGCGTAAGGATGAGCGCCGGGGCCGCGCTGAGATGTTTGCCGCCCATCTTGAGAGGCTGGCGGCACATATTCTCCGTGATCGTTTGGATGGTCCGGCGGCAGCTTCGTTGTTACAGGAGAGCGCTATCTCCATTCAGCACCAAGCTCAGGAGATTTACTGATGATCGCCGCTAAACGCCGGGGCGTGCGGCGCTATACGCTGGCGATGGCTGACACTGTTCGACAACAATGCCTAGACTGTGCCGCACCGCTGTTTCTACTGCGGCGACGGGGTACTCCGGGTGTGCGGTACTGCGCGGACTGCCAGATGATCGCTAGGCTGAAGGAGCGCTATTACCAGGGAGGAGCGATATGAACACCATTCTCAAATGGGCCGGTAATAAAACTGCCATCATGGCGCAGCTGCGTGCTCATCTGCCAGAGGGGCAGCGGCTCGTAGAGCCTTTTGCTGGCTCTGGTGCGGTGATGATGAATACGGATTATCCAGCCTATCTGCTGGCGGATATCAACCCGGATCTCATTAATTTCTATCGGGTGGTGCGAGATCAGTGCGATTGGTTGATTCAGGTCGGCAGCGGGTTATTTGCTGAGCCTGTCAGTGCTGAGACGTATTACGCCATCCGTGAGGAATTTAATGTGAGTCAGGCGCTAACGCCGCCCTGGCGAGCTGCTTATTTTCTCTACCTTAACCGCCATGGTTACCGAGGACTGTGCCGCTATAACCGGAATGGGCGTTTCAATGTGCCTTATGGCAATTATCGTGCGCCGTACTTTCCCGAAGCGGAGCTGCGTGCCTTTGCCGTTAAGACTCAACGGGCGCTGTTGGTGTGTGCCAACTATGCAGAAACCTTATCCATGTTGCAGGTGGGAGATGTGGTGTATTGCGATCCCCCTTATCACGGAACATTCAGCCAATATCACAACGGTGGGTTTAGTGAGATCGACCAGTGTCAATTGGCCGGCGTATTGAGGCGACGGGTAGAACAGGGCTATTCAGTGGTGGTCTCTAATAGCGATACACCGCTGATCCGTTCGCTGTACCGTGATTTTATCTGCCACACCATCATGGTGGGACGAAGGATAGGGTATTGGCCCGATAGCGTCCGTCAGGCGCGGGAGGTCATTGCAGTCTCGCAAGTACCGCGTTGGCTTGGGGTAGATTGGGGTAGGTGGCGGGATCACGACGTGCCCGAACTGATATGGCTGTGATGTCAGGGCGGTTCGCTAGTCGAATCGTGGATAACCAAGCCAAAGGTGTTGCGTGGCCGTTTCCGTGGAATGCTCCACGTCATGCGCTGAACCCTTACCAGGAGCCAATGGCGCCGGAGCCAGCGCTGGCCCGTGTGTTGGCGCTTTACCGAGAGGAGGAGAAGCAGCAGCGGGAGGCTAAAGAGGATGCCGTGTGGGCGCGCTATTTCTTCAATGAAGCGCGCGATCCGGTTCAGCGTGAAATAGAGCAGGATAAGCGGGTTAGCCGTGCCAAGATGGCGCATGAGTTACAGCGTGTTAACCCGGATCTGATCGTCGTCGACGATGTGCTGGCGGAGCCTGCCTATATCAGTAAGCCCTTGATGCAGCAGATTGAGTATCTGCGAGGCTTGGATAGGCCGAGGGCATTGTCGAACTACTTGCAGCAGACGATCCGCTGTTGTCTGGGGCGATTGTCGCAGACACGGGAGGGGCAAGCTTCCGTCACTTTCCGTTTCATGGCGCGCCATGCTGGCCTGGAGGGGCTGTTGGCTCTGCCCACTATGGGGCAGAGTCAGGTACGCCGTCTGGCAGCCTTGGTCGCGGCGCATATGGATACTTGCTTGGATCGAGCCTATGGCGATCGAGCCGCCGATGCCGAGTTGACGCCAGCGGAGATTTGGCAGATATGGGCGCGGGTGGCGCAGGAGGTGATGCGTATGGGGGTTACGCCCCCGTCGTTCGAGGTATTAAGACGTAAACGCCGGCGCCGTAAGCCGATCCCCTATAGCGTAATCCCTGGTTCTTTGGCGCGGATGCTGTGTGCTGACTGGTGGTACCGCCGACTCTGGCAGTTGCGTTGCGAGTGGCGGGAGGAGCAGTTACGTGCCATCTGCTTGGTCAGCCGTAAAACTTCACCCTATGTTAGCCATGAAGCACTCTTCCATTACCGCGAGCAGCGCCGCAAAGCGTTGGCGTTTTTTCGTGAGTATGAGTTGGTGAGTGAGGGAGGCGAGACGCTGGATTTGGAGGCGGTAGTGAACGCCAGTAGTAGCAATCCGGCGCATCGACGTAATGAGATGATGGCCTGTGTGAAGGGGTTAGAGCAAATCGCCGATCTGCGTGGTGATTGTGCGGTTTTTTATACCCTGACATGCCCATCGCGTTTTCATGCCACGTTGGATAATGGCCGGCCAAATCCGACCTGGACAGCGGCGACAGTACGCCAGAGTAGCGACTATTTGGTTGGGGTATTTGCAGCATGTCGTAAGGCGATGCATAAGGCGCAATTACGTTGGTATGGGGTGCGGGTGGCCGAGCCGCACCATGATGGTACGGTGCATTGGCATTTGCTGTGCTTTATGCGAAAGAAGGAGCGACGGCGGATTAGTACGTTGTTGCGTAAGTTCGCCATCCGTGAGGATCGGGCGGAGTTAGGGCGTAACACCGGGCCACGTTTTAAGAGTGTGTTGATAAATTCCCGGAGAGGATCACCGACAAGCTATATCGCTAAGTACGTTAGCAAGAATATCGATGGACGGGGACTGGCACAGACCATCAATCAGGAAACCGGCCAATCGCTGCGTGATAACGCCGAGAATGTACGTGCCTGGGCGTCGTTACATCGTGTTCAGCAATTCCGTTTTTTCGGTATTCCGGGGCGGCAAGCCTACCGTGAGTTACGCTTGTTGGCTGGGCAGTTGGAGCGCCTGGGGACGAAGCGGAAGAAAGGGATGCCTATCTTGGCTGATCGGCGCCTAGATGCTGTGTTGGCGGCGGCTGATGTAGGGTGTTTCGCTACCTACATCATGAAGCAAGGTGGCGTATTGGTGCCCCGGCATCGCTATCTGATCCGTACCGCTTATGCGTTGAATGAGGAGCCCAATCGCTATGGTGATCACGGGGTGCGTATCTATGGTCTGTACTCTCAGTGTGGCGAGTGGCGAATTTGTACCCATGGGGTGAGGTGGAAACGGGTACGTAAGGCCGTTGACGTTGGGGAGGCGACAGCCGACCAGGGCGCTTGCGCCCCTTGGACTAGTGGCAATAACTGTCCCCCTGAGGAACGGGCGCGGCGTTTGGCGGAGGTGCTGTTAGGCCAGGAGTCGGCGGATCCGCTACCTGATTTTCAACATATCAGTCAGAAAGCGATGCGTGCACTACGAGCGCGCTGGAAACAGGTGAAGCCGAAGCGACGTCAGAGTTATAAACAGGTGGTGACGGATCACCAGCGGCGGCAGTTAGTGTATGAGTTGCAATCGCGCGGGTTCGCCGGCAACGAGCGAGAGGTCGAGCTGTTGCTGTGTGGCGGCAGCATACCCTCCGGAGCCGGGATGCGCCTGTTTTACCGTAACCAACGGTTGCAGGAAGATGATAAATGGCGGCAATGGTATTGATGGTGCAGAACTAAGATCACGCGATTTTTGTTATCTATATCAAATAAATAATGTATGACTTCGAAACGTGTTTTACACAGGCCGCGATCACTTTATACTGTACATAAAAACAGTATAAAGTGATCGCAGCCATGCTAAGGTGTGGTGGCGAGAGGAGGCAGGATGAAGGATTATTTTATGGAGTCAGTCAAGCTCCAGCGCATCGACTTCTTCCTTAGGCTGGTGGCATCCAGCGACTGTAGTGAGGAGGAGAAGGCGTTAGCCATCCAGTGGGTCGCCGAGCTGACTGATGAGCTGATGGCGAAGATCCGATGCCATGAATACAGCCGGCGAATGGAGGGGTAGCACCCAGTTTGAGAGATAGTTGATTGGCAAAGCAATTTGCTTGTCCGTAGGCCCCCATACAGTATTGTCTGGTGGGCCAAGTTCTGTTTGGTCTATAACTTTTGTTATCTGGAATAATATACCGAGAATATAAATTATTAGACTTTATAACTATTTGCGGTATTATCACAGTGATAAAGAACCACATAATAACTTTAGTGCCTCCCCCGCAGGAGTATTAATTATGGGTTTGAATTGTTGTAGGGCCAGCTCTGCTCGGTGGTTCAACTCAGTAGGTATAAATAAATTACTTGGCCCATCTATTAGCATTGAAATAGATGTCTCAGCCTCTTTTTTCGCATCAACAATCTGCTGATCTGTTATTAGATTTGCCTGTGATATTTTATACTTTACAGCTAGTTTTTCCATGACAAGATCTTTTGATATTAAACTTATAATATTTATTCTTGATGATGCTTTCTGTAAGGCTTGTCCTCTGAATAATTCCACAGCCCATTTTCTACAGTCTTCGGCTTGAATCGCAGCATTAAACGAACCATCAATCACTTCAAAGTGCTCTTTTTTTAAGTCTCTGATAAAAAGATGCTTGTTTTTATTCCATGACTCACTAACCAATACTACTGGCGAGCCTTCATTTATTATTGCGCCTGTGATGTTTTTTTCTTGGTTTTTAATACTCTCTGTTTTTATGGTATCAATTGCCAATTGGGCGTTGTTTATTTCACTATATATTATAGCCGCCAATCTTTCTTTTTCTTCATTTTTATTTTCTTCTGCTTTTCTATTTTGCTCATTTCTTTGTAGTTGAAAGATAAACAAGCCGGAAACAACAGTAAGTAGTGATGTTATTGTGGGAACTACTATTTTCAACACCTCACCCGCGTTGAATTCTAAGTAAAGGAAAAGTATACAGACCAATCCTACAAATAAAATTGAAATCATAACGGTAATATATGTTTTATTTTTCATTCTATCTCGCAAATAGTTTACAGTTTACGATAGTATGTCTTTTGTTGTTAAGTAAGTCAGCTAATATATACGCTTAATTTTAATACATCATAAAATAATGTACGATTGAAGTAATTTAACCCAGTGACTAACTGTTAAGCATGTAATGCATTCTTAGACTGCATGAAATCGCATGATCGTTTGAGGCGCGTTTTTGCTTAGGCCGGCCAGAACCGGCGGGCTGTCGCTGAGGTCATGCGCCTGCATGAAAACCACTCCAAGAAGCGGGCAGGCGTGGCGGGGAAGCGAGCGCGCGCATCTATCAGTATGTTAGAAATTGTGGTGGAAATCATAATTTTGATTTTGTTATGACGTTTGTATTGTCAATAGCATAATTTTTTATTTAGTATGAGGTTACATTATTATTTAAGAGAAGAAATTCATTATGGTTGGGGAAGTAAAAGTTTTTTATTGTGGTACTTATCATCCATATCGATATCGAGGAGAGCGTAACCCAAAAGCAGGAGATCAGCTATCACGTGCGATGATGGATTTGAAAGATCATAACAACCAAAATCACAAAAAAGCCATTCAATTATTTACAAATTTAATTATTGATGAGTTAGAAGACTATAGTATCGGGGGGGGAGAGAATGAAAAGGACTTCACTTCTGTGCCGTTTGAAATATGTGTTGTCCCATCACATGAAGAGGGGAAGGTTTCTTCTGCATTACAAGTTATAGCCCAGAAGATCTGTGAGCATTATGAAAACGGTAAGGTCGGTCAGTCTCTTCAGAGAAAAACCACGGTCCCGAGTGCACATAAAGATAATGGAGATCGCTCAGTGGCTAATCATATGGCAACGATCTCGGTAGTCTCAAATGTTAAAAATAAAGTGATTTTATTGATTGATGATGTGACTACAACTGGCGGAAGTATGATTGCGTGCGTAAATCTGTTAAAATCAAAGGGTGCGAGAACAGTTTTGCCATTGGCATTGTTGGAAACAGCGAATTATGAGGAGTAATAGCGTGCACCCTTCAGATCTGAAAAAACATTTAGGCCTTACTATTCAAACTGAGAGGCTGACATCAGAGCAAGGGTTGTTAAAACTTTTTAATAGTTTACGTTTTGACTCTTTGAGAGATATTAATGATTTGGTTGAGTCAGTCAATCTAACATCAATTCTAAAAAACAAATTAACAGTTGATAATTTAAGAGCAGCTGAGAAATATTACGATATTTATCGGCAATATAATATAGAAATTATCCCATTTGGTGATGAACGTTACCCACTTTGTTTAGCAATAACGCCAAACCCTCCGGCTATGCTTTATATTAGAGGAAATGTAGACATTCTTCATGAAATGCCCGGCGTAGCTATCGTTGGATCTCGTCAAGTATCGCGTGCTGGAGAAGAAATTACAAAGAGGGTGACTTCTCGAATATGTGAGAGGGGGTTGGTGATAGTTAGTGGTCTTGCTATAGGGACTGATACTAATGCTCATCAAGCATCTCTTGATGCACATGCTAAAACCATTGCTGTTTTAGCGCATGGATTAGAGTTAGCAAAACCTAAACAAAATACTAAGTTGGCTAGAGATATTTTAGAAAATGGTGGGGCATGGATGTCTGAATATCCAGTGGGGCGCCCAGCATTTAAGCAATCTTTTGTTCAGCGAAATAGAATTCAAGTTGGATTATCTGCAGCATCTATTCTTATTGAGGCAGCGAAGGATAGCGGCACGATGACTCAAGCAGATTTTGCGATAAAAGCAGGACGACCTATTTTTGCTGTCGTGCCACATAAAATAAACAACCCTTTAGGGTTGAATTGTGAAGGGAATATTCAACTGGTTAATGATAATCTTGCCAGTCCTTTAAGGACTAGTGAAGATTATGATGAATTAATTGCGGTTATTGAAGGCTCAATTAATCGCATTGCTGAATATTCAAAAATATATTCAAATAACTTCAATCTTTCTTTACTTTAAATGAGATAGGTTATCTATTTCTATGATTATAGCTGATAGCTATCAGAGCTAATTATTTTTTGTCCTATCCATTCATTTAACTCCTGAAGCCGTTTTTGCAGCGGCATCAGTTCGTTGCGGACAAAAACGCGGCTGGCCTTCTCCACATCCCCAAATCCGCCAACATTATTCGGCATGATCCCCATCATCTGCGGCGGAACGCGGTGGGCGGCCAGCATATCGTCGCGGCTGACGTTCTTGATGTTCAGAAACTCATCCTTGGCGGTGACCTCGGACAGCGGGATGATCTGAATGCCGTCTTTCTTGCCGTTGGGTGAGTACATAAACAGGTTGCGGAAGTTGCCTAATCCCTTGGCGCTTTTTAGCGCTTGGCGAATCCGGTTTACATCCTCCTGATTCTGCGCCGCATCGGTCATATACAGAATAAAACCAGCATGGCTACCATTGAGGTAGAATTTGCGGCGAAACAGTGTCGCGCTTTCGTTTAACAGGATGGAGGCCAGGGCGGAGAGATACCCCGGCAGCCCGTAGATCTCTTGGTTAATATCGGGCTCGAGCAGATGAAAGATGCTGCCCTTAGCGAACGGGTAGGGCTGCGCGTTCAGGCCATATTGTACGAACCAGTAGTTCTCCAGATCGAGGCTGCGTCGAGTGTACTTGGCCAGCACCGGCTCTAAGGCAATTACCTCACCCAGTCGGTTAGTTCGCTTCTCTAGGTAGGCATTGCCGAACACTAAATAGTCCTGCACAAAACGGCTGAATGCCTGCTGACTGAGTAGCGGGTGGGGGATGAAAGTACTGGTTAGAATATTGCATTTCACGGCGATCGCCGAACTGTGATGGACGGCGGCCCGCATGATGCGAGCTAAACCATCAAAACTCACCGGCGGTTCATACCAACGATCCAGCGCCACGCACTCCATATAGTCTAATAACTCGCGCCGATCTAACACCGGTACGGGCTCGCCAAAGCTAAACATTTCGTAGGATTGGTCCCGTGGTTCGCCCATGCTGTGTCGGCTCTTATTGCGTTTGCTCATCAGAATAGCTCCACAATGTTGCTGGTATTGGCGGCTTCGCCCTGTAGCGGTTCGTTAAATAGTGCGTGCATCGTTGCCCAAGCGAGATCTGCATGGCTGGTTTCTTCGCTGCGGCTGGCTTCGTAGGTTGGGCGGTTTCCGCTGGCGGTGGTGGCGCGGCGGATTGTCATAAAGGACTGCGCAATGTCGGTGTGCCCGGCGTCAAACTCCAGACGGCGGTGGCTGATAATGTCGTAAGCCTTGAGCACCAGAGCGTTTTTAACGTTGGGGTTGTAGACAAACTCCCGTACGGCGGGAAAGAACACTTTTACATTTTCATAGACACCGTGACCGACGCCGGTCGAGTCGATGCCGATATAGGTCACATTATACTGCTGCGTCAGCGCCCTGATGGCTGCCGCCTGGGCACTAAAGTCCATACCACGCCACTGGTGCCGCTCCAGGATACGAAACTTACCGCCGGGAGCATTAGGCGGGGCGATGACCACACAGCCAGCGCTATCGCCGCTCTGGGTTCCCTTCGCCGGGTCATAGCCGATCCACACTTCACGCCAGCCGAATGGACGTGCCGCCAGCGGCTCAAAATCTGCCCAGATCTCCCAACTGTCCACCATGCACGCCTGTAACTCGCAGAGTGGAAAAACCGAAGCCAGATCGTCGATAAACTGACACATCAGTAGGTTTTGGTATTCGTCCGGGCTGTACTCCTTGTGTAGCTGGTCGAGGTCGAACAGGTCGCAGCCGCCGCGTAGTGCATCCTCCACCGTGACGATCTGGCGGTACTGTCCATCGGCGCACAGCCGTCCCTGGGCTAGATGGCTATGCGTCAGATCGATGTCTATTCGTTCCTCCTTGGGACGCCCTCGATTAAATAGCGCCCCAGACCAGAACGGATAAGCGTCATGAGTCAGGCTGGAAGGCGTAGAAAAATAGGTCTGACGCCACTGTTTATGTAGCGCCATCCCAGAGGCTACTTTCCGTAGCTCTAAGAAGCGCGGGATCCAGAAATACTCATCCAGATACAGATTGCCGTGGTAGCTCTGGGCGGTACGGGCATTGGTACCCAGGAAATACAACGTTGCCCCATTATCCAGCGTCATTGGGTCGCCTTTAAGCTCCACATCCACCGTCTTTGCGAACCCGATGATGTAGCTCTTAAAGACGAAGGCCTGTGCCTTACTGGCGGAAAGAAAGATCTGGTTGCGCCCGGTGAGCACGGCATCGAGCAGTGCCTCACGGGCAAAGTAGAAAGTCGCCCCGATCTGGCGTGACTTTAAGATGTTACGAATGCGGTAGCGTTGCCCGGACTGCAACCAGTGGCGCTGATAGGCGTACATGTCATTACGAAAGGTCGTTTCTAACAACTCAATTTGCGACTCACTGAAGGCGTTTTTAGCGGGCTTACGCCGTGGGCCAGCGTTACGCCGGGCAATGTTGGGGTTGAGATCAGCTTCGTTACCGCCAGCGGTAAACTTACCGATCCTGGCCTGACGCTCTGACTGGCGCGCCAGCAGGTCAATCTCCTTGAAGTCTTTCCCTTCTTTTCTCTCCTTCATAATCAGTCGGCAATAACGAGCGGTGGTGGTGAGTTGCATCTGATCTAGCGGACCATAGCTTCCCCAGCGATCGCGTCGCTTCCAGCTATGCACGGTCGTGGGTTTTTCGCCCAGCATTTCGGCAATGCGGGCTATACGATACCCCTGAAAGTACAGCAGCATGGCCTGCCTACGGGGATCGAGATCGGCGGGAGTTAGTGTGGCACTCATAGTACTAGGCTACGGCCTTGCCGGTCGCCTTTCCGTGCTGCGAACTTGTATGGTTGACCGCACAAGCACCGATGATTGTCTCTCCTTCTGTCACACCGCAACCATAAGGCTATAGCCAGTTTTTATATGGAGCATGGCATGACATTAAAAGCGAAACGCTTCCGTATCGGGGTCGAAGGGGCCACTACCGATGGGCGAAAAGTTCAGCGGGAATGGATACAGCAGATGGCGGATAACTATAACCCTGAGCTCTATACGGCCCTGATTAATCTAGAGCATATCAAAGCCTACTCGCCGGATAGTCCTTTTCGACGCTATGGCTATGTGACGAAACTGACCGCAGAAGAGATCCCTTCGGGGCCGCTGGTCGGCAAGCTTGGGCTGTATGCCGATGTCAATGCGACACCAGATTTGGTTGGCTTAACCGAGCAATGGCAAAAGATGTTCACCTCTATGGAGATCGATACGGAGTTTGCTGATATCGAACAGGCTTACTTGGTCGGCTTAGCGGCCACTGACAACCCCGCCAGCCTGGGTACTGAGATGATGATGTTTAGCGCCAACGCCCAACATAATCCTTTAGCCTCGCGCAAGATCCGCCCAGAAAACCTGTTTACCGCCGCCGAAGAGACGCCGATCGAGTGGAGTGACGAACCAGACGATAAACCTTCACTGTTTGCTCGTATTAGTGCGTTATTTAGCCAAAAGGCCCAAGGGGATGACTCTCGTTTCGCCGATGTTCATCAGGCGGTAGAACTGGTCGCTCAGGAGCAGCAGAGCCTGAGCGAACGCACTACACCCGCTCTGGAAATGTTGACGCAACAGGCACGGCAACAGGGGGAGCGCCTAGACAACCTAGAGAGCGCCTTGCAGCAACAGCAGCAGGCGTTCACTCAGCTCCGGCAACAGTTGGGCCAGGAGAATAGTTGGACTAACCGCCGTCCTGCGGCCACCGGCGCAAGCGGCGGTGAGCCGGAAACGGCGCTAACCAATTGCTGATGGAGCATCTATGAAACAGAAAACTCGCTTTGCCTTTAACGCGTACCTACAGCAGTTGGCTCACTTGAACGGCATCGGGGTCAATGAGCTCGCCAGCAAATTCATCGTGGAGCCCTCGGTCGCACAGACTCTGGAGGATCAGATCCAACAATCGGCAGCCTTTCTCTCTCAGATCAATGTGGTGGGTGTTCCTGAGCAGTCGGGACAATTACTGGGATTAGGTATTGGTAGCACCATTGCCAATGTCACCGATACCACCATTAACGAACGAACGCCTTCCGACCCTAGTCTGATGGCGGCCATAGAGTACCGTTGCTTACAGACTAACTTCGACACGGTGCTGACTTACGCTAAGCTCGACATGTGGGCCAAGTTCCCGAACTTTCAGACCCGTATCCGCGACGCCATCGTTAAGCGCCAGGCACTGGATCGCATCATGATCGGTTTCAATGGAGTCAAGCGCGCCAAGGACTCCAGCCGTAAACAGAACCCGCTGTTGCAAGACGTCAATATCGGCTGGTTACAGAAGGTACGCGTCGATGCGTCAGATTGCGTCATGGGTAGCCAGTTGGATGAGGAGGGGGGCCTGACGCCGCAGCCCGTCAGCATCGGCGTCGGAGGACAATACGCTAATCTCGATGCCCTGGTCATGGATGCGGTCAACGAGCTGATCGATCCGGTCTTCCAGGACGACGACGACCTGGTCGTGATCTGCGGACGGGCGCTGTTGGCCGACAAATACTTCCCCTTGGTCAACAAGGATCAGGAAAATAGTGAAAAACTGGCTGCCGATCTGATCATCAGCCAGAAAAGGATGGGGGGCTTGCAAGCCATTCGCGCGCCATATTTCCCGCCCAACGCCTTACTGATTACCCGATTGGATAACCTCTCCATCTACTGGCAGGAGGAGACCCGACGCCGCGCGGTGATCGATAATCCAAAGCGAGACCGCATTGAAAACTTCGAGTCCGTCAATGAGGCCTACGTTGTCGAGGATTACCGCTGTATCGCTCTGGTAGAAAACATCGATATTGTCGAACCTCTTCAGGCAGCCTCACAAGCGGCTCCTCAGTCTCAGACGGCATCCAAGGATAAGTCATGAGGCTTAGCCCGGCGCGTCAACATCGCCTGCGCATGCAGGCTCAACTGGCCGCTAGAGAGGAGGGCAGCGGGCGCCATGCTAGCGGTTATGAGCTGATGCTATTACAACTGTCGGCTGATCGTCGTCAGCTCAAGGGGATCCAATCCACGCAGAGAAAGGCTGAGCTCAAACGGGAGCTGTTGCCCAAGTACACGGACTGGATCGACGGCGTCTTGGCGGCTGACGCCGCTCGTCAGGATGATGTGCTGCTGTTCCTGATGGTGTGGCGCATCGACGCCGGAGACTATGCTGGTGGCTTACAGATTGCCGCCCACGCCCTCCGGCATGGTTGGGTCATGCCCCAAACACTGGGACGACGTAACGTCCAGACGGTAGTCGTTGAGGAGCTTGCCGACCAAGCCGAGGCCGCTCTGCGCCGGCAAGCGACATTCCCCGCCGAGATCTTGCAGGACGCCCTGACCCTGACTGACGGATTCGATATGCCGGACCAGTCTCTAGCCCGCCTACACAAGGCCATTGGCGCTGTATTGAGCGCCGATCAGCCCGAGGTCGCGTTACATCACCTGACCCTAGCTCTACAGCTCGACCCGCATTGTGGCGTGAAGAAAGAGAAACAGCAGTTGGAACGCAGACTGCGCAACGCCAACGGCTAACAAGACGTGCCCCGCGCACCGGGCGGCACGGGGTTTTGAACGAGCCAGGCGTCATCGTTCGAAACCCCGTCCACCGCCCTCCTAAAGGGAGGTCACGCATGAAATTTGTTGCCCCGGAACCGACTCCCATCCAGGAGGAGATCATCCGTAACACCCCATTTTGGCCCGATGTGGATCTGGCTGAGTGGCGCAGCGTCATGCGTACCGACGGCACAGTGACCACGGCGCGTTTACGCCAGGTGGTGCTGACGGCCATCGCCGAGGTCAACGCCGAATTACACGACTTTGCTCAGCACCAGATGGCACAAGGTTACACCCGTCTGGCTGAGGTGCCCGCCGAGCATCTCGATGGCCGCAGTCAACGTCTGCATCACTACCACAACGCGATCTATTGCTGGGCGCGCGCCGTACTGAACGAGCGTTACCGCGACTATGACGCCACGGCAGCCGCTGGGCAACGGGGCCGCGAGCTGGCCGATACCAGCGACGAGCTATGGCGTGATGCGCGCCGTGCCATCTCCCGGGTACAGGACGCGCCGCACTGTACCGTGGAGTTGATCTGATGCGCGTACAGACTCAACAGCATGACACGGTAGATGCCCTCTGTTGGCGTTATTACCGGCGCACGCAAGGCATAACGGAACAGGTATTACAGGCCAATCCGGGCCTGGCAGAGTATGGCCCGACCTTACCCAGCGGACTGTGGGTGGAGCTACCGGATAACGTATCGGCCACCACGGTACAGGCCGTTCAGCTATGGGACTGAACTATGACAATGGAGCGAGTTAGCGCCAGCATCACCTACAGTATCGCCGTCGTACTGGCCTGGTGGGGTGACTTGTCGCTCAAGGATATCTCGACGATCTGTGGGGTCGTGTTAGGGGTACTGATGCTGCTGATCAACTGGTACTACAAACACAAGGCCTATCAACTCCTACGTACCCGGCAAATCTCGCGAGAAGACTATGAAAAGTTCGATCATTAAACGTTGCCTGGTTGGTGCAGTGCTAGCGATCATCGCCTCACTGCCGGGGTTTCAACAGTTGCACATCTCACTGGAGGGGCTAAAGCTACTGGCAGATTATGAAGGTTGCCGTCTTCAGCCGTACCAGTGCAGCGCCGGTGTCTGGACCGACGGCATCGGCAATACTGCTGGCGTGATCCCCGGTAAGAGCCTCACCGAACGTCAGGTGGCGGGTACTTTCATCAGCAATGTACTACGCGTCGAGCGCGCTATCGATCAGTGTATCCCACAGACGATGCCACCTAAAGTGTACGACGCGGTGATCTCCTTCGCCTTTAATGTTGGTACTGGTAAGGCTTGCCGTTCCACTTTAGCCCAGTACCTCAAACAGCGGCATTGGGCCGAGGCTTGTCGCCAACTGCCTCGCTGGGTCTATGTGCAAGGTGTCTATAGCCCCGGACTGGAAAAACGCCGCGCCCGTGAGATGGCTTGGTGCTTGCAAGGTGCCGATAGCATCAGTCACCATCCGGTCGTCACACCGGAGCGCATAATAGATGAATAAGCCAGGATCACTGCGCCAAGCCTTGGATCAGGCGTTACCCGATCTGCATGCTAATCCGGATAAACTGCACTTGTTCGTCGACGATGGCAGCATTATCTGCACCCAGGCCGCCTCGCTCTCCTGGGAGTACCGCTACACCCTGAACGTCATCATCACCGATTTCGTGGGTGACCAAAACATCCTGATGGCCGTGGTGATCGCCTGGTTACGCCAGCATCAGCCGGATCTGCTAGCCAATCCTGATCAGCGTCCGCACGGGTTTAGCTTTGAGGCTATCATCCAGAGTAATGCCGTTTGTGATCTGATCCTCGACCTGCGCTTGACCGAGCGTGTCTTGGCGCACCAGCAGGACGATACCGTCATGGTAGCGACCATCGACGAGCCTGAACCGCCCCAGGAGTATTGGCTTGGAAAACGCTGAAACCTACGACCTCGATCACGCGTTGATGGCGCTGCTAAACCAACTTTCACCCCATAGTCGTCGTCATCTGACTCGAGAGATCGCTCGCGATCTGCGCAAGACACAACAAAAACAGGTCGCGGCGCAGGCTAACCCAGACGGTAGCCCCTTTATCCCACGTAAGGCTCGCTATATCACGCTTCAGCGGGGCATGAAGTTTATCTGGCGAGGGGAGTCGCGTAGCCTGAAGAACTGGCAACTCAGGAAAGGGCGCCGAGGCACTCTGTATACCGGTTTCGATTTGCAACGTAACGCCATCCGCTCCTTCTACCGGCGGGACATTAGCCGCTTTATCGAGATCAAAACACAGCGCATCAAGACGCGGCTCAAGAACCGCCAGAGCCGGATGTTTAAAAAACTGGTCACTAACCGCTATTTGCTGACGCGCGCTAGCCCCGATGAGGCCACTCTCACGTTCGCACCGCAGGTGGTGCACCTTGCCCGTGTGCACCATTATGGTCTGAAAGATCGGGTTGCCCCCGGCGTTGAGGTCCAGTACCCAGCACGCCAGTTGTTAGGCTTCACTCCCGCCGATCTGCGCCATATCGAATACCAGATTATTTCTTGGTTGAGTATGTCCTAGTAAATAACCTTGTTGGAGAATGTCATGTGTCATTACTGATACAAATGTACATAATTTCATGTCTTACTGGGTAATGGCAATCTTATGCCATGCACCCCCAACTAACCGAAATTATGCGCCTGCTCACCAATCTGATCCGCAGTGGTGTGGTAACCGATGTGGACAGAAAACAGTGGCTATGCCGGGTGAGAACAGGCGACCTAGAAACCGACTGGATCAGTTGGTTAACCCTGCGCGCCGGTAATGCCCGCACTTGGTGGTGCCCATCACCGGGGGAGCAGGTGTTGCTGTTGAGTCTCGGCGGCAACCTGGAGACTGCCTTCGCACTACCGGCCATCTATTCCAACCGCTTCGCACCACCCAGCGATTCGGCGAATGGGTACGTGGCGGAGTACCCTGACGGCGCCCGTTTTGAATATGAGCCCGCCAACGGGAGCTGGCGCATTAGTGGTATCAAGTCTCTGGTGATCGCCGCGGCGGATGCCATCACGCTGGAAACCGACACCCTAACAATCGAAGCCGCGACGACTCGCTTCAATGGTCAACTGATCATCAATGGTGATGTGACTCAAGGCGGCGGAGCGATGCGCTCGAACGGCATAGTGATGGATAACCACCGCCATCATGGAGTTAGGGCAGGGGGCGATATCAGTGGAGGCCCGGTATGACGCGCTATTGTGGCATGGATCGCACTAACGGTGGTGCCATCAACGATACCGACCATCTGCGTCAATCGGTGCAGGACATTCTACTGACGCCGATCGGCAGTCGCCTTGCGCGCCGGGAATATGGCTCGCTGCTGTTGGCACTGATCGATGAACCCCAAGGGCCGGTATTACGTCTACGCTTGATGGCGGCAGTGTATGTGGCGCTCACTCGCTGGGAGCCTCGTCTGATCTTGGAGAGTATCCAGATCATTACCAGGCACGATGGCCAGGTTGAGGTCGTGCTTAATGGCCAGCGTCATGATGGCGCCCCCGCTGCTTTTTCGGTTGCTATGGGAGGTGCTCATGGCCGTGATTGATCTCTCCCAGTTACCGCCCCCCCAGATTGTGGATGAACCCGACTTTGAAACATTGCTAGCTGAGCGCAAGGCCGCACTGCTGGCACTCTACCCCGAGGAAGAGCGCGACGCCGTCCGGCGTACTTTGATGTTGGAGTCGGAGCCACTTACGAAGTTATTACAGGAAAATACTTACCGCGAGCTTCTGCTACGCCAGCGTATTAATGAGGCGGCGCAGGCGGTGATGGTCGCTTATTCATTAGGTACAGATCTGGAGCAACTAGCGGCCAACTACAACGTGTGCCGCCTGACGATCGTCGCTGCCGATCCCGATGCGGTACCTCCGCGAGTGGCCCAACTCGAGAGTGATGAGGCGCTACGCTTACGTATTCCGGCCGCATTCGAAGGTGTCTCTACCGCTGGCCCCAGTGCCGCCTACGAGTTTCACGCCAAGAGCGCGGATGGACGCGTGGCGGATGCCAGCGCCATCAGCCCGGCCCCGGCAGAGGTATTACTAACTATTTTGAGTCGCGAGGGCGACGGCAGTGCACCATCCGATCTCCTTTCGGTCGTCGAGCGAGCGCTGAATGACGAACAGGTCCGTCCGGTGGCCGATCGTTTGACGGTGCGTAGTGCACAAATTATTCCCTATCGCGTCGAGGCGACACTTTTCCTCTATCCTGGCCCCCAGGCAGAGCCGGTGATGGCAGCAGCCACGGCTAGTCTTCAACGTTACATCGCCAGCCAGACTCGTCTCGGACGCGATATTCGCCGCAGCGCCATCTACGCCGCGCTGCATGTCGAAGGCGTCCAGCGCGTGGAGTTGAGTGCCCCCTCTGCCGACATGGTACTGGATAGAACCCAGGCGGCCTCCTGCTCGGCCTGGCAAGTCATCAACGGAGGAACAGATGAATAGCCTGTTACCGCCGGGTAGTACGCCGCTGGAGTCCCGCTTGGCCCAGAGTGCTAGTAGTCTCACCGAGCTGCCCGTTTCATTACGTGATCTCTGGGATCCGGTGCGGTGCCCATTGGCATTTCTTCCCTATCTGGCTTGGGCCTTCTCTGTCGATCGCTGGGATGAGTCCTGGGAAGAGAGTATCAAGCGTCGTGTGGTACAGCAGGCCTTTTCTCTGCACCAACACAAAGGGACCGTCAGCGCCTTGCGGCAAGTAATCGAGCCGTTAGGGTTCTTGATCCGTATCGTAGAGTGGTGGCACTGCGGCGATCCTCCTGGCACTTTCCGGCTCGACATTGGCGTGCAGGATCAGGGGATCAGTAACGACACCTATCTGGAGTTGGAGCGCCTGATCAGCGATGCCAAGCCTTGTAGCCGCCATTTGATCGGCCTGTCGTTGTACTTGCAGAGCGTAGGGACGCTATGGCTTGGCGCGGTGAGCTACAGCGGGGAGACGCTTACTGTCTATCCCTACATCAGCGAAACGATTCTCTCCACTGGCACCACCCACAATGGCGGTGCCATTCATGTGATTGATGCCGTAAGGGTGACGCCATGAGCGTAAAATTTTATACCTTGCTGACGGATGTCGGCTCTGCAAAGCTGGCGGCCGCAGCCGCCAGTGGTATTCCGTTGAACATTACTCAGATGGCGGTTGGCGATGGAGGTGGCTCGCTACCGATGCCTACTCCGCAGCAGACGGCGTTGATCGCAGAGAAACGTCGAGCCGCATTGAACATGCTGTATATCGATCCGCAAAATAGTAGTCAGATTATCGCTGAGCAAGTGATCCCTGAGGCAGAAGGGGGATGGTGGATCCGCGAGCTTGGCCTGTTTGATGAGAGCGGGGCGCTGATCGCCATCGGGAATTGCCCGGAGAGTTATAAGCCACAGCTGGTGGAAGGCAGCGGCCGCACCCAAACGGTACGCATGGTGTTACTGATCAGTGGAACCGACAATGTCACGCTGAATATCGATCCAAGTATCGTGTTGGCCACACGCCAATATGTGGATCAGTCGCTTGAGGATCATCTTCATTCACGCAATCATCCCGATGCAACGCTGACGGACAAGGGATTTGTGCAGCTGAGTAATGCGACCAATAGCAGTAGTGAGTCGCTGGCCGCTACACCTAAAGCAGTCAAACAGGCTTATGATGAGGCAACCCGCACCGCTAGCACCGGACAGGCTGGGCGAGTACAGCTTAACGACAGCACTAACAGTACCAGCACCACTCAAGCGGCGACAGCTAACGCGGTCAAACGGACTTATGACGAGGCAACCCGTACCGCTAAGCACTAA